CATAGTGCAGGCGTCAATGATACTCTTGGGTATCTCACGCGCCTCGTTAATCCAAATGCCAGTAAGCTCAAGCGAAAGAAGTTTCTTCACATCCTCAGGCCGATCAAGCGCTAAGAAAATAACCTCTAGATCAATATCGCCCTTCTTGATGTGGTGAGTATAGGGAACCGACCAAGTGAACTTGCCCCAGCTAGTCTCAGGAAACCAGTCAAGCCAAGTCTTGATCGTCGTTGTTCTTAGCTGCGGGTTGGTATTTCGAATGATAGCCCATCGGCTTTTCCGAACACCGTTCGGCCCCTTCTGTTGCTCCAGCGCCCTGCGGAATACTTCAACGCAAGAGGCCACAGACTTCCCGCTACCAACGGGACCACGAATGCCGCGAAAGAATGTGTCATCCTTCATAAAGGCCTTTAGGACTTCACCGTCAGGCCTGTACTTGAAATCAACCATTCACACTAAGACCTTTAGGCATTGTGTATCCCCCGATCAATTCCCAGCTTAATCATCTTGCCAGCAGCCTCAGGGCCAATGGTCTCAATGATCTTGTCTGCCTCGTAGTCACTGGCAAAGTCTTTAGGGAAGTGCTTCATGTGAACTATGCGCACAACCCGCCTAAGTGTTTCTCGCTCAAGCTGAGAAAGAGCATTGATAAAGCTCATGTCAATCCCACGCAGTTGCGCCCTTGGGCTTGGGTGGTTGCTTCTTTCTAGGTTGCTTGGGCTTAGAAGGGGAAGCGATCTTCTTAGGCTCCTCTATCCAAACCAAAGGTACAGACTCAGAAGTGCGCGTAGCCCCAGTAAAGGTGCGCCCCGCTAACTCATGCGTCTCACCGTCCCAAACCGTATCGCTGTTCTTACACTTCCAAACCATTACCTGTCACCACTCGACTGAACCATATAAGGCGAAAGCAAAGTACGACGCTCCTGCCCAGTACGATACTCACCATAATTCAAAGAACGTGCAATCTGATCCGCAGGGTCAGTACCAAGAGAACCCAACTGCAATGACTCAGGCTTAATCGCCTTGTAATAACTCGCTGCCGATTTCGGCTTACTTGCCAAACACATACCCCTAATCCTTCTTCGCCTTGTTCCGTTTACTAATAGACCTAGCCTTAGCACGAGCATCAGCCTTCGAGGAAGCACCCCATGCCTTCAAACTCAAAAGAAGACGCGTAGGCTTCCCCTTCTCGTCACGCTCAGGCCCCTTCATCCCCGCCATCCGCGCCAAGAAACTCGCACGTCTAGGGTTGTCACCACTCTTCACAGGAGCCTTCAACGTACCCTGCTTGTAACTCGCACGACCCTTAGCGTTCAATCCACCCTCAGGATTCTTGCCCGCTTTCCTCTGCCACGCTGGACTCTTTGCCATAACCAACACTCCTCAACTTATCCTTAGCAACGCTCGTGTCAGAACGCTTGCTCTTCTCAGGCTTCTTATCATAACGGCTCAAAGCAATCTCCTCACTTTTGTTTGCGGAGCTTTTTCAGGGAAAAATGTTTGTGAGAGACTATTACAGTAACTAGCACTACTACTTTTCCCCCTACCCCCCTGCTACCAGACTGACCGCAGAGCATTTATCCTAGGTCAATGCTTACCTTGATGTCACCTGCAACCTGTACTTGGCTGCGATCTATCGGCTTGTACCCTGCCCTGTCTAGCAAATCTTGGCTCGCTTGTAGCTGAACGTACTCACTTCTGGCACCTTGTGAGAGCCTGCGAGTGGTGTTCAGGGCAGCAACAGCACTTAGTCCGAACTCCTCATGCATCCTCTGCATCATGTACTGCTGCACATGGGGTAGCTTGAGTGATCTGTATGCGCTTACATATCCAGCCTTGCCTGAGGCGTACCCTGCCTTCTCAGCGGCTTGTGCGGGCTTGAGTCCTTCCGCTACCATTATATCAACCAACGCTGATTGCTTGCTGGTTAGCTTTCTCTGTGTAACTTCATTCATTCTCTACTCCTTGAGCCCCCCTCTCCCTCTCTCCCCCCGTTGATAACACGTTCTCAAACCCCTGTGTCAACGCACAAAGGTTCGTAACTCACACCTTAAGCGTGCTATAACCATACTATAACGCCGTTGTTGGCTCTTCTGTCAGAGGCGGCTCGCGACCTTGGCATTGCCGTCGTCTCAATCATCTCACATGGTTCATCCCCGCGTCTCATGCTGGCGTGAATAACCCTCCAACAGTTCGCAACGACAATCCTTTCTTTGTAATGACTGTTGCTTAGCTGGCTTGTGTTGGCCTTTAGATTCTGGCGGTGGCAGGTGCGGATTGTCATTGCGAACTGCAAGCCTCACTGCGTTCAGTTGGTGGATTATTCTCTGGCATTTCATCGCGGGGATGACCCCTGCGAGACAATAGGAGACTAGGAAATGACAAAGACACTCACCACCTCAGACATCATCGCTCAAAAACTGGATCATATTCACTACTTCCAGCAAGACGGTGTTCACGAATCATTGCTCATCGGCATCTCACGGGACGCTTGCTACACTGCCAACAACAGCTTGAGCTTCAAGAAGAAGCAGCTGTGCGACATCCTCGCAGAGTATGACCGCCACATGTCAGAGAAAGACGATAACGCAGCAGAGCGCGCCGAACGGTTTGCTGGCAAACTGTATGCGGAACTCGAAATCCTCGAAGAACGCCTCGACATCGAGAAGGCAGTGTACTTCACAATCACTGGCGGCGAGGAATGGAAGCCAACAGTCAAGCGCCCAATCAAGCGCACCAACGTAGACATGGCAGCTCTTCGCAAGAAGGTAGCCTAAGCCTCAAGGGTGGCCTCAGCGCCACCCACCACCAACTCAGGAGAACCTCACATGAAACACTTCATCCTCGACGTCGCAGGCCTTGCAGCAATCGTAGCACCCTGCCTGATACTCTACCTCATGTAACTAGCGGAGGGGCTGGTCCCCTCTTGCCAACCTTGCGTCAAGCGTCGGGGCCATAGTTTACAAGCCGCAATCTTGTACCTGAATTAGTTTTTATGAGTGAACGAAAAGCATTTCAATCACTGCGCATAAGCAGTATGTTGTTAGTTAGGAGAACCAACAATGGTAAAGCCAATCAACCTGTTTCATACCCCGAATGACTGGGATGAAATAATGAAGTGGATCAATGCTCACAACAAAGAAGACATTGCCCACCTCACAACAGCAGCAGCAATGGCATGGAACCTCGCTGCAAAAGCAATCAAGGAGAACCAACAATGAAGTACGATTACACAGACGTAACCAACGTCCAGATCAAGATGAGCATCACACCTTGGGAAGCAAACAGGCTTCTCAAGTGGCTCAACGAGACGACCGGAGAAGAGGACTTCACTCGCACCAATATTATAAAAACCCTTACCTCATCGATTGAGTGCGCAGCTAAGGCTATGGCTTACGAAGCAGATCATGTGAAGGGATATGCTGAAACAGAGGAGAACAACAATGCTTGATTTCAATTCAACTGACTGGAGCTTTCCAGTCGAAGCACAACCAGTGTTTGACCAGCTAGGCAACGAGATCAACGGCACACAAGCCGTTGTTCGCACCGACAACAACCATGTACTCGGTGTTCATGGGTCACGCTATCGTGTTCTTAGCCACGATGATGTGGTCAACAGCACACTGGATGCAGTCAAGGAAGCCAACCTATCCGACGATTACACAGTCAACATCAAGGTCATCGAAGACGGTCGTAAGCTACGAGGTGAAATTCTATTTAATAATATCACCATCGAGCCTGTTGTTGGCGACATCGTTCAGTATCGCATCAGCTTCTTTAACTCATACGATGCAAGCTGGTCATTCTCACAAGCGGCTGATGGCCTGCGTCTATGGTGTCTCAATGGATGCACGACACCAATGGGTACAGCCCGCAGCAACTTCAAGCACACACAGTCGATCAACATCGAGGGCAGTGCTCAGAAGATGGTGAATGGCATCGATGTGTTCATGAACAACAAAGAGATGTGGATGCAGTGGATGCAGGTTGATGTGTCAGATCACATGGCCGAAGCATTCTTTAAGCACACGATAGCCAAGTCACCGTCACGACAGCAGCTTGTGCATAAGTCCAATGAGAAGCAACTCGAAAACTTGCTTGGTATCTGGGCAGCAGAGAGCAGCAACCTCGGTAAGAACAAGTGGGCTTTGTATAATGCAATGACCTACTGGGCAACACACACCTCAGAGCTGCGCAATCCAGAGGTAGCACGACGCAATCGTGAGGACTCGATTGCCAAAGCAATGAATCACAAGAGGTTTGAGAACCTCGAACTCGAAGGAGTAATCTAATGACACGAGCAACACCACGAATGTCACGCAGTCACTATGAGTTTATCGCAGATCAGATTGGGCCGCATGTCGCGTGGCCCTCTAAACTGCACGACATAGCTGACGAGTTAGCAGCAACCAACCCCTTGTTTAATAAGGATAAGTTTATAGAGCGCGCAACGAAAGCATGGGAGGACAACAATGAGTTGCCAGAACTTGACGACGAGATTCCATATTGAATCTTGCATTGAATGCGCAGGTGAGGGTGGCCGTGTCCACCCCACCCAAGCTGGATGGCAGCACTGCACTGTGTGTGGTGGCACTGGTCAGATTGAAATGATCCAAGTTGAGAGGAAAGATCATGGCAAGTAAGTGTTATGAATGCGGCGGCAGTGGTCAGGTTGAGGTCGAGCACTGTAGGCCAATGAGTTTCACTGCCTCATGGGGTGACATCTACACCACATGGGAAGTTTGCGATGAATGCGATGGCAGTGGGGAAGCCGAAGAGGAGGTTGACTAATCGAGTAATGTGCTGCAAGTATGCAGCATGAACTCATATCTTACAACACTTACCGATCAAGCTAAGGAATGTAAGGTTCCTCTGCTTAAAGCATTCAAATCTGCTGGCGTACCTACCTCGACCTACTATCGAACGATCAATGGCGCTACTGAACTGCGGCATGAGACTGCAAGAAAGGTTATGAAGGCCATTGAAAAACTTCACGCACTTGAGAAAGCCCGTAACGATACCAGAGAACTACGAGAATCTG